ATTCTTCCCTACTCGCGGAGACGATCCCTCTACCTGACCTACGGCGTCAAGACACCAAGAATCGTCAGAATTCTATTGATGATATTGACCCGTTTGTCCGTCAGGAGTTCCAAATCAAAATGCAAAAGCACTTTGACGAGGGAATGAAACTCTACAAAGAAATGCTAGATGCATCGATTGCAAAGGAGTGTGCTCGTTTTGTGCTCCCTTTGGCAACGCCCACCAGACTCTACATGTCCGGCTCAGTTCGCTCATGGATCCATTATATCACTCTGAGATCTGCCAACGGAACGCAGAAGGAACACATGGACATCGCTCTGGAATGTAAGAAGATTTTTGCAGAGCAGTTCCCAACTTGTGCCGAAGCACTTGGTTGGTAATAAATATTCACACATCATTCAAAAACATGGCGACCTACCCAGTAAAGAACAAGACCACAGGTGAAACAAAAGACGTTGTGATGAGCGTACATGATTGGGATCAGTGGAGGGAGGACAATCCCGACTGGGAACGATACTACACTCCGACTAACGCACCAGGTTTTGGTGAGGTGGGTGAGTGGAAAGACAAACTCATCAAATCAAAACCTGGTTGGAATGAAGTGCTAGAAAAAGCACAAAACGCCCCTTCTGCCCGACAAAAGTTCAAGATCTAACTTATGCCTAGAAGAAAAAAGACGGACGATCCGATTGGTGTAGGACTTACTGCAAAGCAGATGCGCCGGAAGAAACCAATCAACACGGATCTCCTGGTTGACATTGAGCCTCTTACAGACAATCAAGAAAAGTTTTTCGCGGACTACAAAGCAGGTAAGAACCTATTTGCATATGGTTGTGCGGGTACAGGCAAGACGTTCATTGCCCTCTACAATGCCCTGAGAGAGGTTCTCTCTGGCGAGACACCCTACGAGAAGATTTACATCGTCAGATCCCTTGTGGCGACCAGAGAGATTGGTTTCCTGCCTGGTGATCATGAGGACAAGTCATCCCTTTACCAGATTCCTTACAAGAATATGGTGAAGTATATGTTTGAACTCCCTAGTGAGTCAGACTTTGAGATGCTGTATGGTAATCTTAAAACTCAGGGTACGATTAGCTTCTGGTCTACCAGTTTCATTCGTGGCACCACACTTGACAATGCAATCGTCATTGTTGATGAGTGTCAGAACCTGAACTTCCATGAACTTGATTCAATCATCACTCGTATTGGTGAGAATAGTAAGATCATCTTCTCTGGTGATGGTGTTCAGTCTGATCTAACAAAGACTCATGAGAGAAATGGTATTTCTGATTTCACTCGCATCCTTACGAAGATGGAATCGTTCTCTCTGATTGAGTTTGGTATCGAAGACATCGTTCGTTCTGGTCTGGTCAAAGAATACATCCTTGCAAAGAATGCTATTGGTCTGGTATGATATATTCAGTATTCAATCCCAGAGGGGAGAAGATTGCTGACTGTGGAGCAGAGAGAGATGCACTCTTTCTAGTACATAGTAGAAACAAAAGGTGGGATGGACATTACTATTCATTCTACCCTCTTCCTGGTGATATCGTTGATGTGACTCCTGCAAAACAACTTCCTACTCGTGACATTGTTGTCAATATGGATGGTGGTGTTGGTGGTAGTTGGAGAGAAGTATCACTCCCTGAGAATAATCAAGAACCATTCATCCCCAGTTTTCACGACTAATGAATTTTACGCATTGTAATTACCTTGGTGATATTGAACTTAGTAAGAAAGAAACTCCCGGTTGCCGACTCTATCAAGTCCCGAATGGAGACTGGGTTCCTTCTATTACTTCTGTCACTTCTTTCTATAACCGCCAGATTTTTGCTAAGTGGCGCAAGCGAATTGGAGAAGAGGAAGCTAATCGAATTACGAAGAAAGCAACTACCCGTGGAACTGATTTCCATGAGGCTGCACAGGCATACTTGATGAACTTAGAACTGGACTGGAATGAGTTCCGTCCTGCTACACAGTTCATGTTCCATCATGCCAAGCCATATCTAGATAAGATAAATAATATTCACGCAATCGAGCGTACCCTCTTCTCCGAATACCTAGGTCTAGCAGGTAGAGTTGACTGCATCGGAGAGTATGAGGGTGAGTTAGCGATCATTGATTTCAAAACGTCGGAGAAAATCAAACCAGAAGCCTGGTTAGAAAACTACTTTGTTCAAGAGACTGCATACGCTTGTATGTACTATGAGATGACAGGTATTCCTGTCACCAAACTCATTACACTCATGGTTACACCAAGCGGTGAGGTCAAAGTATTTGACAAACGGAACAAAGACGACTATATTAAACTACTAGTTCGCTACATTAAAGAATTTGTCACCAACAATTTATCTTACGCCAATGCCAAATGAACTAGACGAAGCATTCCAGAAGAAGTTCCTGGGTCCTGCCAAGTTTGCACAGGAGATTGAAAGACTTGTGCAGGAGAACCATGAACTGAATTACATCGATGCTATCGTCGTGTTCTGTGATCAGAATAGCATTGAACTTGAATCTGTACCTAAATTATTATCAAAGCCTCTCAAAGAGAAGCTTAAATTCAACGCTATGGAATTAAACTTTTTGAAGCGAAGTTCCCGAGCAAAACTACCACTATGAACGACGAACAGGAAGACTTTTGGGTAGACTGGTCTATGCACATAGGCGAGGTCAAGATGTTTCATGATCACCTATGCTATGCCATTGAGTCATGGCCAGGATCACCAAGGCGACCTGTTGAGGAACAAGAGTTCCTTAAATTTATGAGAGCAAAAACATTTGCGATGCTCATGGAGTATCAAATGGAAAGACCCTCATACGAAAATGACGATTGATTTCAAAAAATGTCGGAAAAAATTTCCGGCAAAAATTTGACCACATTACTTTTTCATGATGCCCATTGAGTGCTATAAGACCTACCTTGCGATGAAGCAACACTTCACCAAGGATAGTTACGACTACCTGAAATATTGTGGTAGAATCAAGGCATCTCCTGCTGCCTTCAATAAAAGAAAGGATAGGTATTTCTTTGAAAGAATGTCCAGGCAGAAGAATGATAAAGAGATTGAGCAGTTCTTTGTTGCGAACTTCGCTAGTTGTGATGATCCTCAACGTCTTTACATGGCAGACATTGTAAAGAATGGGGAGAAAACATTTACAGCATGGCAGAAAAGAAATCAATCCCTTACATACATCTTCAAGAATGAAATTGAAGATTTATTTGGTGATGAAAACTTTGATGAGATGTTTCATATTGATGGCAATCGTCACCCAAAAATTTTGAAAGAATTCCTAAGAGGAAATGTTTCAATTGAAACGTTAATCATTCTAGAAAAAATACTTGGATACAAATCTAGGTTCGATAAGAAACTTGCAGACCCTGTGTGGGAATTGATATCATATCGTATTAACAAGTATGCACCCTTTCTAAATATTGACGTATTTCGCTATAAAAAAATTTTAAAGGAGACAATCCTATGAGTTTCTTCGACTCCGAAGTAGTTCGAGCAGAGATGACAGAGATCCAAGAACTTCAAGAAGAAGTTTATACAAGGGTCTTTGAGTTCCCTTCCATGTCGAAGGAGGACAAGATTGATCATGTTCAAATGCTGGAACGTTTGTTGGAGAAACAACGTGTGCTCTACACACGACTGTCACTCTCCGATGATCCTGAGGCAAAAATGATGAAGGAGAACATCGCCAAGTCCGCAAGGATGATGGGGATGCCTGAGAACATTGACATGAGTGTCGTCTTCGCCAACATGGAGAAGATGCTGAAAACCATGCGCCAACAGGTTGACAAGGACCCATTCTGAGTCCTATAATACCGAAGTACACACAAGCCAAACAACACAAGCCAAATCCAATGTCTTTTTCTGATCTTAAAAAACAGTCCCGTCTCGGTTCACTCACTTCCAAACTGGTTGCTGAGGTTGAAAAGACTGCCGTCAAGAGCGGTGGTGCAGACGAGCGACTGTGGAAACCATCCCTCGATAAGAGTGGCAATGGTTATGCCGTGATTCGTTTTCTTCCTGCTCCTGAGAGTGAGGATATTCCCTGGGCAAAAGTGTACAGCCACGCCTTCCAAGGTCCTGGTGGTTGGTACATCGAGAACTCTCTGACTACTATTGGTCAGAAAGATCCGGTGTCCGAGCACAATCGTGACCTGTGGAACAGTGGTAACGAAGCGGACAAGGATACTGTCCGCAAGCAGAAGCGTAAACTGTCCTATTACAGCAACATCTATGTTGTTAAGGACTCTACCAACCCCGAAAACGAAGGCAAAGTATTCCTGTTCAAATATGGCAAGAAAATCCACGACAAAATCCTCGCTGCCATGCAGCCAGAATTTGAGGATGAAACTCCTATCAACCCCTTTGACTTCTGGGAAGGAGCAGACTTCAAACTCAAAATTCGCAAGGTGGATGGTTACTGGAATTATGACAAGTCAGAGTTTGATTCTCCTGCACCTCTCCTTGATGACGATGATGCGCTTGAAGCAATCTGGAAGCAAGAACACTCCCTAGTAGAGTTCACTGCTCCCACCAGTTTCAAGTCCTA